ACTCTCTGCAAAGTCTTTTGCCACATTACTTAAATCATCTACTTGACTAGCAAACTCTTTATCTTCTTTGTAATACCTATAGAATGTCGTTCTATCTATACCTACTTGTTTGCAAGCAGTAGTAACTACTCCTAAAGATTTTTCAAGTCCTTTTAACAATGCCTTTTTAGTATGTTGTATTTTGTTGCTTTTCATAATTAAAAAAAGTGCTATCTTCTATTTTACATCAAAAATACTTAAATGTTTCTTGATAAAAGTTAAACATTAAGTTAAAGAATCAAGCACTTTTATATTTTTTACCATTTATTTTAACTTTAATACTAGAATCTAAGTTAATCATTCTATCTATTATTACCTGACAATATTTTGGGTCAAGTTCCATTCCATAACATTTACGATAAAGTTGATGTGCGGCAACCATTGTTGAACCACTACCAATAAAAACATCTAAAATAGGTTTATTTTCATTTATTAAATTAATACACCATTCTATAACTTTAATTGGTTTCATTGTTGGGTGTATTTTTTTTTCATTACCCCAATGATGTGATAATATTCTTGTGTTTTTTCCTATATTACTCCAAGCAAGTTCAAATTCACTAAAACTTAATCCATCATTTTTTTTATGCCAACACAACCAATGATTATTAATATCTAATTTATCAGCAAAATAATTACCGCCCCAAATTATAGCTTTATCAACTAATTGTAAAATAAAATAAAAATCAGGTATTTTTTTATCCCAATCATTACCTCTGTAAAATTCTTTTTTTCCTGTACCTAATGTTTGATTGTTTGCATCAATTCCGTAAGGGGGGTCTGTAATTAAATTACATTTTTCGCCATTTATTAGCTTTGCTACTTGGTCTGCATCCGTACTATCACCACATAATAATCTATGCTCTCCTATTTCTATTAAATCACCTAGAACAACATCAACTTTTAAATCATCAGGTTCATTATAATCATCTTCTTCTGCTTCATGTTCTATCTTAAAATCAAAATCTAAACCCCATTCATTTAGTTTTTCAGTATCCCATTCGTTTGCAAGAATATCAAAATCCCATTCACCAAAGCCTACATTGTCTTTTATTATAAATTCTTTTTTTTGTTCATCTGTCCAACCCTCTGCAATGTCAATAGGTATTTCTTTTATACCTGCTTTTTGTAATGCTTTAAGCCTCATGTTACCACCAAGTACAACCATATTTTCATCTACTACTAATGGTCTTTTCTCTAACATTTGAGGAAAATCTTTTATTGATTGCACTAATTTATTAAATTTTTTATCTGAGATAAATCTAGGGTTTTCTTTATTAGATATAATCTCATTTATTTTTACTGTCTTTCTCATTAAGAATATTTTTTTACAACATTAACATACTTTACATCATAACCATCAATTCTATATTTAAAATAAAAATATAGATACCATAAATCTCTCAAACATTTTTCTACTACTGGTATATTTCTATGATATTTTTTATTTACTGGAAAAATTACACTAATTGCATAAATCATTTTATAACACCTTACATCATAATCATCAAAATAATAATCTCTCTTTGCTCTTAATTTATATATGTGTATAAAATCTTCAATTTCTTTTATTAATAATTTTTTATTCTTCCTCACATCCCAAAAGTATTATAAAATCTTTTCTTGTTATAACTTTTCCTTGATATTTATATACTTTATTATCATTTATCTCTTGATATTGTAATGTTTGTTCTCTATTTATATAGACTTTTCTTGATTTGTCTATATCAAAAAAAACCTTTCTACTACGATTATCTCTAAACGCATTAAAAAGGTTTATCATTGTTTGGCACACATTGTCTGTAGTGCCAACTATTTCATTGTTATTATCTAAATATATGTATTTAGTCTTTAACTTCTTTCGCTTCTGTATCTTGTACTTCATCTTGTTCTAATTCTTCAGCTTTTGGTGGCATAACACCAAATTGTTCTAAAGCCTGTAAAACTAATGAAGATTCAGATAATGTAAAAAGTCCACTTTTGTTTCCTTTCTCACAAACTTGAACGATAAGTTGTAATGCTTGTTCTTTTGTCATAATTAATTATTTATATCTACCTGTTTTTAAATCATATTGTATAAAACAACTTCCTAAAGTACCATTTAATCTTTGAGACTTCATTTTAACTGTTTCAAACTCAACAAATTTAATATGTTTTTCTTGATTTAAAAGTAAACCTTCAACTAAATCTCTACCCTTGACTCTATCTTCTACCTCATCATCGTTAATTCTGTGCATTACAACCATACAATCCACCTTATTAAAGTGCATAGTTCCTCCTGCTAAACTAAATGCCGTTGCCTTTGGTATAACACCTCTAATTGGTGAAGGCGTTTTAGGGTGTTCTACATAAGTCATAATACTATCTGTCTTTTTTGCAAATTGTTTTAATATAGTAAGTGTTAATTTTAAATACTGATACATATTTGATTCTCCTGAATTAGATTCTACTACCCAGTTTAGTGGGTCAACAATAAAATTATTATAACCTTTCTCTGTGTATTCTTCAAATTTATCTACTAATGAATTTATTGTAGGCATCTCATCGTTATTTTCTAGAAACGCAAAATGATTATCAATAAAATCTATTGCATCATTCATTTCATCTTCTGTACATTTATCTGCATAGTTAGGGTTCACATTCTTTCCTAGATATGCTTGACAAAGGTTTAGAACTAACTCTGCGGTGTTTGTTTCAGGTGAGTACATCATAACTTTATCACCGTAATGATATGCCCTTAAAATGCTCAAATAATTTAATATCTCTGACTTACCACTTTGAGGGTATCCACTAAAGCAATAAAGAAATCCTTTACGCCACCTGAAGTTTTCGTCCAATCCTTTTATGTGTGATGTCTCTCCCATAGGGTAGCCATCTTCAAAATAAGAAAATAATTTATCTTTTATGTCTTTAACAAATACTTCTTTACAAGCATTTTTATTATAATCCTTTTTTAGTATGTCATCAAAATCTTTAACTTTTATCGGCATTATTTATTTTTTTTATAGTTGTTTCTAAATCGTCAATTATTGTAATATATTTTTTTTGTTCTTTCTGAATATTATTAATTATTAAATCACCACTATTTTGAGTAGTGCTAATTAACACTATCAACTTACATAATTTATTTATAGTTGATTGTACATATTTGTAAAAACTTTTGTCTAAGTCTCTTTGATACTTGCCTCTATTGTTAACTGATTCTATCCATTTAACAGTTGTAGCGTCTTTTTCAAATTCGTTAATAAATTTTTCTATTTTCTCTTTTGTTAATTGCATTTTTTTATTATTTTATTATATACATTGTAATTAGTTACATAGTAATTAATTATTTTTTATTAATAAAAAATAATAGTAATTACATTGTAATAAGTGAATTACTAATTATAAAAATAAATTTAAAAAAAAATTATAATAATTAAAAATAATTTTATAAATTTGTTTTATGTTAACTAAAGAAATATTAGAGGGTCGTCTCAAGGAGATGAAACTAGACAAGCAAAAATTAGCTAACAAGGTTGATGTTACATTAATGACAATGTATAATAAATTCAACAATCCTGATAGCTTTAAAATATCAGAATTAAAGAAACTTGCAAAGGTAGGATTTATAAGAAATTTAAGAATTGATTTATGATGGAAGACGTACAAAAAAGTATAATTAGACAGAGTTCAATCAAGGCTTCAATTGATTATTTTAAAATCAAATCAGAGCAAGGACATAATGATGTTACCGTTGATGACGTAATAGATGTAGCAAGTGAGATTGCTTACTATTGTGCAACTGGTAAGAAGTATAATAATAATAATAATAAACTTTTAAAATAATGAAAAACAACAAATTGTATTTAGGTAGTGGATGGACAAAGACTGGAAAATATGGAGACTTTTATAATCTACAAATTGATTTAAATAAACTTGCAGAGAATCCAAATTGTATTCAGAAAGTAGGTGATAGAAAATTTTTAAATCTTACTATGGGTAAACTTCAAAAGCCTTTAAAGGCAGGGCAAGATTTATATGTAGC